ATTCGGGCGCGACAGCAAAACCCTCAGACGTGGGAAGATCGCGGGCTCAGTTTTTTAAAGCCAGAATCTGTTATGCAGGGCATGGGTTTTCAGATGCCTGCCCAGCAACAAAAAGGAGCCAGTATGAACATCGCCCAAGAGATCTATTTCAAACAGGCGGCAATGAAAGCCGCTCGGTGCTGGGCTGGCTATGAACCAGTCCCCGGCAAAGCCCCGTACAGCGAAAACTCTTGCCGGCCGAAGCGCAAGAAGAAGAAGTCCAAGGAGCCGTCGAAATAACAACATAATTGCCAAGGAAGGCACAGCATGCGAACAAACAACAAGGCTGTTCGGAAAGCGGCGCGAAAGTCCAAGCAAAAAGTTAAACGGGATCAGGACCTCGAAAAGCAGGACAAGAACACACCCGTTGAGATCACCCTGCGCAATGACAGCCAGAAGCAGGCGTGGAAATTACTTGAAAATTCGCCCATGACGTTTCTGCTGGGCTCGGCTGGCTCGGGCAAGACATTCTTGGCCATGGCCTACGCCATCAACGAGGTGCTCAACAAGCGGCGCAGCCATATTGTGCTGACCCGGCCTATCGTCGAGGCTGGCGAGAAACTGGGCTTTCTCCCCGGTACGTTTGGCGACAAGGTGAATCCGTACATGCAGCCGCTGTACGACACCATGGACGCGCTCTTGGGCAAGTTCAGTTCCAAGCGCGAGATTGTGAATAAATCTATCGTGTTGGCGCCGCTGTGTTATATGCGGGGCCGAACGTTCAATGACGCCATCTGTATATTTGACGAAGCGCAGAACGCCACGTACACGCAACTGAAACTCTTTCTTTCACGGTTTGGGCAGAACACCCAAGTCATCGTGACAGGTGATCCGCAGCAGAGTGACCTGCCGTTTGAACATGTCCCGCTCAGCACGGTGATCGAGAAATTAAAGGGCGTCTCAGGGATCTCGACGCATCAGTTCACGCACGCTGACGTGGTCCGGCATCCTTTAGTTGCTGCCATTTTGAAGAAGTTGTGAAGTCTTGCCTCTCATGCGGGGGCCGGGTATATTCCGGCACCCCGCGTGAAAGGATTCACAAACATGCTGGCAATGATTCGGCTGCGCCCTACTGCGGAACAGGTGGCGCGAGCCATGCAGCGGGAAGCCGCTATGACGGAACGCGTGCTGGAACGCCATGGCCGCGAATATCTCAACAATTCCATTCGCGAAGGCGAAGGCGTATTGATTGGCTTGTTGGGCGAAGAGATCTCCCACGACTTGTATCCCGGCATGATCCCGTCGACGGGCGACGACATATACGACTACGACCTGCGCGATCCCCGACATCTGGGCAGCATCGACGTCAAAACAAAACGCTGCACCAGTGCGCCGAAGGCTCATTACTGGTGCACTGTGTGCGACGCCAATATCAAGCAGCAGTGCGACTACTATTGCTTTGTGCGCATCATGGAAGATTTCAGCGTGGCGTGGGTCATAGGGTTCATGCCCAAGGCTGAATTCCTACGGCGGTCGACGTTTTTCCGCAAAGGCGAATTCGACCCAACCAGCCAGCGCGACTGGCAATTCTCGTGGGACTGCCACAACCTTGCGGCGGACGAACTCTGGGCGCCGCCGCGGGACGCCGACGGGCTGGTGTATCTTGAAAACAGGCGAAAATTGCTTTTGCCTTCTGGGGCCGGAGAGTTGTGGGTGCCGCCGGGCCTAGTCGCCGCACAGACGATTGCTTGATCTGCGGTAGCCGCACCGATTACCCATTCAGCACGCATGAAACATAGCATCGACTGGAACACCGACCTGTGGAATAACAGCGCGCACGTTCCTGAGAACGGCGAAGGCTGGAGCGGGCCGTTTGGGGACAGTGAAACGCAGTGGCAGTGCGTGCTCAAACCACGCCTGCGTGCCTGCTTGCCGGCTCGGCGTATCCTAGAGATCGCCTGTGGCTGGGGCCGCTGGACTGGGTTTTTAATTCCAGAGGCGCAGCACTACACCGGCGTTGATATTGCCGAGGCTGCGCTCCAGTCATGCAGCGCGCAGCATTTCTTTGCGATTAAACGTGGGCAAGCGCGGTTCTACGCCAATGACGGCAAAAGTCTAGATTTTGTGCCCACAGGCGGCGTGGACTTTGTGTTCTCGTTTGATTCGTTGGTGCACGCCAGCATGGACGCCATCGAGGGGTATCTAAACGAATGCGCCAGAGTCTTATCTACTGGCGGGAAAGCCTTCTTGCACCACAGCAATATGCAGCAGTATGCGGCTTCCCGGGACGTGCACGATTTGTCAGTCAATCCGCACGGCAGAAGCCCGTTTGTGAGCGCAGAACTGGTCCATGCCTGCGCGATAAAATACGGCTTAACTGTCATTTCACAGGAAAAACTGTGCTGGCAGAGCGACATGTTAAATGATTGTTTTACGGTGGTCGGAAAAACCACTAGCCATAACACGATTTATCTTGATAATTGGGCTTTCGACGCCGAGGCCCAGCGGTCGAAACAACTTTACGATATGTACAAGGAGCGCTCATGACACTGTCCGATCTGCTTGATAATCTCACCAGCGATCTCGCCAACGAGTGGGTGCACCTGCATTTTTATCTCTATCACGCCAGCGCTGTGCGCGGCCCACACGCAGCCGAGTATCGCGAGTTCTTCACCGAGGCTGCGCAAGGCGAGATGCAGCACATTCAGCAGTTCTTGGACCGGTTGTTTGGGCTCAACCACCCGCAGCCGTATCGCCCCGCGAACAAGACGTTTGCGCCGCAGACAGAGATCAATGCCGTCCTGCGGGGTGCAATTGATCTGGAAAGCACGGTCATTCAGAACTACGCGCAGCGGCTGTCGGAACTGGAGAACTTTGAGGGCGATCCGGTGATTGCCGCGTACTTCAAGGTGTTCTACGAGAAGCAGTTGGAAGACAGTTACGAAGATCGAGAAAAGATGCGCCGCATGCTCGATGTGCTGCCGGCGTAAGGGGAGGTTTCAATGACGGAACTGGGTGTTGTGGCTGTGCTTGTCAGCATTGCCACATTTATCTTAGCGGGTGCTTTGGTCGTAGTGGCCGTGGCCTACAAATTCTGGACCGACGACGAGTTGTGACATGGAAGAGATCCGGCTGGCGCTGCGCGATACGCCGTACACCGCGGAGTTCGTTGGCGGGCCGTGGGATGGCCTGCACTACGCGGCATTGGGTACGAAAGCGCCGCCCGTCTTCTTTGAGATGAAGGTGCTGGCGGGTGAGCACACGCAACTGCATTTATACGGCGGGTCTATCGTGGGGCCTGACCGCGTGCACTACCGGTACTTTGGCCCGGTGCAGCATAAAAAAAAAGTAGCGCGGCTATGAATCACGAGTTTCCGCCGCCTGTGCAGCGGTTTTTTGAATCGCAGGCGGCGTATGACCGTGCCAGCCGCGCCTACTCCACAGAGAAGCGCCGAGCCCGCTGGTTTGTTTACGGACTGATGAGTTGGTTCGGGTTGGTCGTGGGGTATCACCTCTGGCCGTATGTCAGCACGCCGACCGCGCTCAAGGTCGTGTGGACCGGCGTTTGTATAATTGGTCTGTTGTTGGCGGCGCTGGGTGGCATGCTGGCATTTGCGTGGGTCTGCACCTTCGGCCGGCTGTTAGACGACGACTATTACGAGCATTAACAATGTCGCAAATAAACTACGCAGTGCTAATTGCCCGCATCGAGAGCGAAGTCACCGGGGACCGCGACCTGCGTGAAACGTTGCGCGAGGCTGCCGAGGCTATCCGAACGTTGCACGCCCGCGCCGACTATCTTGAAGCCGCGATTCGAACACACCGCGCGTTTGCCGAGAGTCACGACAACGTGCTCAACACGAATGACGGCCGGCTCTGGGCCCTGCTCTGGGAGAAGTCATGAAAGACTTCAGTTGGTACACGGCAGTGTTGGTCTTTGTGGTGTACGTGGTGTTTGACATTCTGTACGCCCTGTACGTGATCTTTGTGGGCCAGAAGCGGGCCATTGCGGCGAGTTTTACAGGCTCGCTGCTGTACAGTCTGGGTGCGGTCGGGGTCATGAGTTACACCCACAACATTCTGTACATTATTCCGCTGAGTCTGGGCGCGTTCGTGGGCACGTATATTGCCGTGAAGTATATGAGCAAGTGACATCGTGTTGTGTGTTTAAGGTGCTGCCAGTGTTTACAATAAGACATGTACATTTGAGGAGTATTTGGCGCCCACCAGCGCCCGGTATCTCGCCGCCTTAAGCGCGGCCCAGTCAGAAGGATCTGACTGGCTCCTGTCACTGAATGGATTCAGTGCATGGCGACGCCGAAGAAGTGCTGGCATTACCTGTATGTGATTTATTACCCCTCGCGGGATTACAGGTTCTATTACGGTTCCCGGATTACGGCGAGCCACCCGACCGACGACTGGAGTTATTTCGGGTCGTCTGTGTCGTTTGCCCAATACAATGACCCGGCGCACTTCGAGTACCAGCACGACGCTATCAAAGTGATTCTTGACGCCAAACACCAAGGCCGCACCAAACGAGCCGAAAAAGCACTGAGCGCCGCCGAGGCTGCCCTGATTCGCACAGCCATCGAGACCTTTGGCCTCGACCTGTGCTTAAACCGCAACGTAAACGGGCGGTTCTGCCTGACAGACGAACAGCGCCAAGAAGCCCTGCGGCGCTCAATCGCAAATGGCGGTGGTTTTGTTAACATGTCAAAAACACAACAACTGGAGTGGTCACGCGTGGGCGGCGTTAAATCCTATAGAATGAAAACTGGCATTCACGGCATCCCCAAGGACCGCATGGCTGAGATTCTGAGCCGGGGCCGGAAAACCATCGTCGAGAAATACTCTAAAACGTACTTATTTACAAACCCAGCCGGCGAGGTCGTGACGATTCACAACCTCAAGGGTTTCTGCAAAAACAATGGCTTATCGGACAGCCATATGCGCAGCATCAAAGCCGGTCGCATCAAATCACACAAGGGCTGGAAAAACGCATGAATTATGTAGTGCATCTCTGCGTGCTGGGAGCGTTCGCGCTGGGCTACATCATGGGCCGCTTGGATTTGTTGGTTTATTTACTGGGTGAAAAGGAACAGGCAGGCCCAACCGGATTCTTCCAGAAAAACAAACCCGGCGCTCTGAACGAAACGGTTCAGAGTAAGCCCAAAGTGGCCGATATAGATTCCAGCAAATTTGTGGCTCCTATTAGCACTGCTGGCATGGAACGCAAGGACACGGCCGCCCTTGGCAAAATGACCACCACCGAGGATGATATTCAAGCCTCGGTTTCCAAATTAGCCCAACTCAAAGGACGCTGATCATGGCAAAAGGACTCGACGTCGGAACATCGTTTATTGTGCTGGCGAAAGACGCTACGCAGAACAACACCACGGACGCAAACAGCGTGGGGCTGGTCGAGTACCGCGATTTTCGCGACGCGTACTTCATGATCAAGCCCACGACGCCTGTGGCCGTGAAGATGATCGAGAAGGGGCTGCAGGGCAAAGTCTTCGTGAAAGACGCTGACGGCACATTCATTATTCTCGGCCAAGACGCCATCGAGAAGGCTGTGGAGCGCAATTCCTCGGTAAAAAGGCCAATGTACCGAGGAGTTGTCAACGCCAATGAAAAAGAAGCCAAGCGCGTGCTGGCGTTTATTCTGCAGGAAGTCGTCGGCCATGCCGAAGAAGACCAAGAGAAATTAGTGTTCTGCATTCCAGCGCAGCCCGTCGACCAAGAAGAAACTGACTTTGACGTGGGCTATCACGAAGATGTGGTCAAGGCGATTCTGGCTGAGCGGGGATACCAAGCCCGCGCCATTAATGAAGCCGAGGCGATCTGTTATTCAGAGTTAGAAAACGACGACTATACCGGCGTGGCGCTGTCCTGCGGCGCCGGCATGGTGAACTGCTGCGTGATGCTCAACGGCGAACCCACGGTGATGTTCTCCACTACGAAGTCTGGCGACTGGGTGGACCGGATGACGGCCGTGGCGCTGGGCGAACCCGACAGCGTTGTGCAGGCTGAAAAAGAGCACGGAGAGTTCATCATCGGCCAGCCCAATGATAATCCTATTTTGGCGGCTGTGGGCTCGTATTACGAACGGCTTATCGACTACACCACGAAGCAGTTAGCCAACGCCATGACCGGCCATAAATTACTGCCTAAATTCAAGCAGCCGCTGCCCGTGGTCATTGCCGGAGGTACGAGCCGCGCCAAGGGTTTTGTTGAACTCTTTCAGCAGAAATTAGTGGAAAATTCTTTTCCTCTACCGGTGAAAGAAGTGCGCCACGCCAATGATCCGTTACACGCTGTGGCGCGGGGTTGTTTGATTGCGGCCAAGATCCTCTGATTTGCTTTGTGTTGCGTTGCCAGTCTCGGCGGCGGGCGGTACGATACGCCTACGCACACCACAAGTGAAATCAACAAGGATGTTGTATGCCGGTAAGCAAGACACCGTTTGACGGGATTATCATTTCACACCTTGGCAACATTAACGGCCGCAGTCCTGAGAAGGAAAATCGGCTGGCGTACGTAAACGCGGCTTTAAAAGCCGGCTGGCATGTCTTGGTGGATGTGCGCTTTCACAATGGCGGGTTCTATCTGCCCCACGCCGCCGGCTTTGATTGCGCGCCGCCAGCGTTCTTCTCGAAACAACGCGTCTGGTCCCGCGCGGCTGACCCTGAAACCCTTGACGCGCTCTGCAATATCGGCGCGCACGCTTTGGTCGCCAGTGACGCGCCATTTACATTGACCAGTTCCCAGTTCATCTGGACGTTGCCCGGCAATCCGCTGGCGCTGCGGGCTATTGCCGCCTACCCAGAACTTGGCGATGCTGCGTGGCTGGACTTATACGAACCAGCCGGGCTGTGCAGCAACGAACCCGCGGCGTATATCTAAACGCCTGTGTTTCGGCCCGCTCTTTGACAAGCCGCGGCGGTTTTATTGCGAATTATCTCGCGAGGGATAATTGCTGTTAAAATTAAGTTTGTGCTGGAAGTTAGTCGTGGTGGTCGGCTGGTTAGGGCTTCTGGGCGGACGCAGGGATGTATCCGGCCGGTTGCAGGCGTCGTGGTCAGATTTAGTCGTGAGCACGGGCGGAGGTGCGGCGAATACCACACGGAGTAATATTTACTCTTGCAAGTCGCCGCTAAACCCCAACTACGGTTCGGGTCGGACTCGCGGATAGGGGATCGCGAGGGCTTCCAGTACAAACTTATAACCCACAGTAAATGCAGGCGTGACAACGAGTTATGGGAGACGAGCACTTACATGCTTTGTCGGTGTTTGCAAGCGCTTTCGGGGCCGCCAGTTTTGCTGGTCTGGCTACCCTTTTGCGATTTGCCCGGAGAATTTCTAGACTGTCAGTGGTCAGCGCGATGCTGAATGCCGGGTTTTTGGGGCTGGCCATTGCCCTGATCTGGTATCAGAACTACCGGGACGCCAAGAACGTGTACGGCCTGATCGGGATCTGCGTGATGGCCGGAATGGGTGGCTCGACGTTGACCGATCTGTTAATATCATTGCTATCGGGTGCCGGCATTAAAGTGACCATCGTCCATGAACGTGAACGCAACGGAGATGACCCAGATGACCAAAATCGTTCGTAACCGGCTGAGCGTACTGGCGTGGACCGCTTCGATTTTCTGCTCCGTGCTGTTGCTAATTTCAGCCATTGCCGCGGCGGAACATAAACGCGATGCCGCCGAAATCTCTGTCACAACCACCAGCGATACGGCACGTTAAACCAGTTGAACTCCAATAACCCAATTGCCTGATAGTTCAATGGTAGAACGGCCGGCTGTTAACCGGTAGGTTGTAGGTTCGAGTCCTACTCAGGCAGCCACATAACAGCAGGCCCAGTATGGACACCCTCTCTGCCCTCGACCCGTTAGCGTGGCAGGCTGCGTATCTGCCGCTGCATCCCGCGTATCAAGCAGGCAACGCGTTGGGCTGGCTGTCCAAGGGCAACAAACAAGCCAGCACGAACTACCCGCTCGCCGGCCGGCTGTATGTCTCCAAGAACGGCTGGTTGATGCTCTCGGTTCCCAACGCGCTAGTCCGTGGTGTCTATGACGCCTTGGTGGCCCCGGGCGCGGAACTGCCTACGCACGAACGCTCCGAAGTGCTCAATGCGCATATCACGGTTATGACCGGCGATGAGGTGTCTAAGATCGGCGCTGACAAGATTAATGAGCGCGGACACAACTTTCATTACACGCTGGGCGCGCTTAAAGAGATCCCACTGAATAAACCGGGGAATCTCAGCAAAGTCTGGGCGATCCAAATTTCTAGCCCGCAACTCGCCGAGATCCGCAAGAGTTACGGCTTATCGCCGCTGCCGAACAAAGACGAGCCGTTCCACATCACGGTAGCCTGTCGGCGTAAGGGCGTGCTGTTAAATAACGGCACAAGCAAAGGGATCAGCGACATTGTCCCTGAAACCAGCCGCGGCGAACTCAAGGCGGCGTCGGCTACATCGCCCCAACCCAGAGTGCGCGTGGTGATGCCGTATCAGGGCAAGTACCTGATGGAGACACTGAACAACTCCAAGTGGCCGCAAAACATTGGCAAACGCCGGTTTATGGGCGGCGGCGTTGAAGCCGGCGAAACACCAGAACAAGCCGCCTCGCGTGAGATGTTTGAAGAACTCGGCGTGAAGATCAAGCCCACAGCGTTCAAGCCACTGGGGCACGACCCGCGTGAAGGTTGGCAGCACGAGCAATATCTCGAACTGCTCAAGCACAAACTCAAGCCCGGAAACTTTAATGCTACTGTCGGCTCTGACGCTGTAGTCACGCTATCGCACGGCCTACCAGCCGGCGATGACTACATGGGTCCTGATATCAAGGCATTATTGGCGCCGGCGTTAAAAAAAGCCGCGGCGGACGCAGAAAAACAGCACTCAAACACACTTTCCCGCTCGGGAAAGAAAGACCTATTACCGGGCGGAAAAGCCGACAATATTCCCGACCGGGAATTTTCTCCGAAATCTCTTGCTGAGGGCCAAAAAGATGAGCGTGAACACACAGACAATGATCAAATCGCCAAAGAAATTGCCAAAGATCATCTGCAAGGCGACCCCCAGTACTACAAAAAAGAAAAACTGATTGAGAAACTGGCGCGCCCCAGAATCATTCAGGAACTCCTCGACGCCAAGAACCATTCCGATAACAAGCGCTATGGGCACAAGTCTCAGATCCTGCGCAAGTTAATGGAGCAGGCACCGCAGTACTGGGTGATCGACGATTCGGCGCCCAAGTTTCAGGGCGTCACGCACACCCCGACGAAGTTTCGGTTTCACACGGACCGAACCGCAATCCCTGCTGGTGTCAAAGCCGCGAACACCGGCAGCGTGTACGGCGACCAACTTAAGAACACGCTGAGCATGCGCCAGCCCATTGTGTACGACTACAACAAACCCGTATTTGAAAATGTAAAAGATCATCTCTTTGAAGTTAAACGTCGTGGCGACTTCATGTTGCAGGCCAAGCGCAACCAGCAGCAGTACCGCGCCGCACTGGACCCAAAATACCGCTACCAGTTAGCCATGCAGGCATTCCGCGGCCAGATGGAGCAACCCGCTGTGGCTGACCAACTCATCGAGCAGCACGGCGATAAATTACTCAATATGTTTGAGGGGCGGCCACAATGAGCAGCGAACAAAACTGGCCACTGATCGAGCGGCTGAATCGTTGGCTGAAACCGCAACCGAAACCAGCACCGCCCGGACCAACACCTGAGCCAGCGCCGGCAAACAAACCGAATGTGATCGACTATTTAAAGGCATGGAAAACACTGCAGGGCGTACCGGTAGAAAAACTTGGCTCGCTGGCGGTATTAATCCCAGCCATCGTTTTTTTAGCCATCAGCGGTATGGTGGCGTGGGCGGCAATTTTAACCGGCCTGTTTTTGCGTATTCTCTGGCTCATTGTTTTTGGTGAACGCCGTGCTAAATAACATGGAATTACAAGACTGGCAGCAAGTGCCCGTGCAGGTGGTCAGACTCCTGCCCGTGGCTCTCGCCATTAAAGAAGCCCACATCACCGCGGCTGGAGA